AATGTGCCAAGCGTGAAAAGGTGATCGGTGGGGCAATACTTGGCCTTGGTGGACCAGGTAAACGGATCGCAGGCTTTGCGGCCGTAACAGTGATTCGAGAAGGCGACGCAGCCGACCGGATGCTCAATCAGAAGCTCATGCCCAAATGGCACGGAGATCGATGCCGGCTGGTTTATGAGTGGCCGACCAATCGGGAATTGTGGACCAACTACTTTGACATCCGCGCCGAAGAGATCGCCGAAGGAAACGACGAGCATCCCAAGGCCAACAAGTTCTACAAGGCCAACCGCGCCGCGATGGACGCAGGGTCCAGGGTGGGTTGGGCACATCGCAAGTTTCCCCACGAGATCTCGGCGATCCAGCACGCCGAGAATTTGCGATTCGACAATCCAGACACCTTCGATGCCGAGTACCAAAACCAGCCCAAGAAATCGATTGTTGCCGTCGATGGGATCCGCTGCCTGACCTCGGACGAGTTCTGCCTGCGGATCCTGCCCACGCATCGCCGCGGTGAAATCCCCGATTGGGTCGAGCACGTCACCCTGGGAGTGGACGTCCAGGGCTCTTCGCTTTGGTGGACAGTCGCCGGTGTCGGAGCCGACTTCTCCGGTCTGGTGGTCGACTATGGCATCTGGCCCGATCCTGGGATCGACTACGTCACCCTCGCCGACATTGATCGGACGATCATACGAGCCACCGGGATCCGATCCTCGACCGAGTCGCTACTGGTCGCGCTGGGCAAGTTGCGAGACGAGCGACTCGCTGTCACTTACACTCGCGACGACGGGACGCAGCTGCGGCCCGAGATCATGGTGGTCGATGCAGGATTTCAATCAGAGGTCGTCTATCGATTCAGCCAGCAGCATCAGCACGTAGTTCCAAGCCATGGCAAGGGAGTCACGGCACGCCAGAGGCCCTGGAACCAGGAAAAGAAGAAAGCCGGGGAGCGGATGGGATTCGGTTGGAGGATGCCACCGACCCGAGGGACCAGGGCCCCGAGGTACTGCCTCGTAGACACCAACTCGTGGAAAACGGCCATGATGGATCGCTGGACGACCGACGCTGGGGAGCCTGGTGCTTGGTGGCTCTACCGAGCCGCCCCGCTGCGTCACCGGATGGTCGCCGACAACCTGTCGGCAGAATACCCCACAAAGACCCAGGGCCAAGGCAGAGAGCTGTTTGAGTGGGGATGCAGGCCAGGCCGGGACAATCACTTCCTAGACGCGACAATCCTCAGTGCTGTCGGTGCCTCGATCCTGGGGGTGAAGGTCCCCGGCGAGTCAGATCGAGTGGTACGCCGACGCAAGATCAGCATGAGCGACCGATCTAGACAGGATCGACCCGAGCAAGATCAATCCCGAGAGCCGTCCCCCGTCGAGCAGCGAGTCGAAGCCGTCGAGCGGATCGCCAAGCAGCCGAACGACGGCAAGATGACCCTAGCCGAGCTCCGGGCCCTCAGGCGGAAGAGTGGGTGATTTTTTACGGTCTCGGAACGCCTTGCTCCCCCGCACCGCAGCCTCAACCGTCTCGGCTTTCTTCGCGACAGTGTCAAGGTAATCTGCGACGTCTGGGGCGAGCCGCAGAGTCATGTTGCGTTTGAGAGGCCGACCGGTTACCGGCCTGCCTCGTGATCGTTTTGGTGGTTCGGTGTTCTTAGGCATCGTGATTTAGCTGTTGGTTTGATAGACAGCTCGAACCGTTCCGAAATCGATGACTTGCAAGTCTTGCTTTGGCTTTCCCTTGGCGACCTTGATCTGCATAACCTCGAGTGTTGCAAAGCCGTCACAGGTGTCTTGGGTCGGCTTATTCCAGGATTCGAAGCCTTGCAAGCCATCGATAAAATTGGCGATCGTGTCGCGGGTAAATGTCACGCTGTCCATCGAGACGCCCGTCATAAAAGCCTCTTGAAAAAGGTCTTCGATTTGGTCGTCGGTCAGGCTGATTTCGTTTCGCATTTCATCATCTCCGGTTCTCGTCTCCTGCGTCGCACTGTGCGTCGCTTGTCCTGGTTATTGTATCGGCAGGCGGATTTATGGCAATGCACTAAATCAAGAAAAGGGAGAATTTTTGCAATGCTTTTTCTGGCGTGGAAATTCTAGGACCACAACCAGGACCACTGGCCCGGATTCCCTTGGTTTTTCGGGCTTGTGCGAGTCTTGCTAAGACTCGCTTTCGTTGGATTTCTCTAGCTCAATTCCTGCTTGGGTTAATCCACCTGGTCACAATCGCAGCAATGCTCTGGTTGTTCTGGGCAACGACGGCCCGGAGCTGGTCGAGCTCGGTTTGAAGGGCAGTGTTCTGCTTGCCCAGATCCCCGATCTTGGTCATGAGCGTCACGTTGTTGTCACGCAGAAGCTCGACTTCGTCGCGGAGCTTTCGGGCTGCGTCGAAAATAGCCAGCAGCAGGCCTGGATGAGTCTCCCATTTGCCGATCAAATCCATTGCTTGATCGACGCTCAATGGGTTGTCGTGGTCAGTGCTCATAGCGATGGCCCTCGGTAGTCGTCGTCGCCTAGCGCAATGATGATGCAAAAAAACACTACGACGCAGACAGCAAACATTAGGTCCATCAGTTGCACCGGCTCCCGCAGCTCGCGTACCCAGCGATGTCCACCCAGTTGTCCCTCTTGCGTTGGTGCGTCTCGCGGGAGGTCTTGAGCAGAATCATCGCCAGTGCGACGTCTCGGGGCTCAAATGTCACACCATCCTTGAGCTTGGCCGCAAACAATGCCGACCACATGCCAGCGGTCCGGCGGAAGTCCTGATCGGGCGGCCCGTATTGCGCCTGACGACTGCCCCGCGTGATCCGCGATGCCTCGGCCAGGATGTCGTCGTCATCGTCTTCGTCGCCTTCGTCTGCATCCAGTATGTCTTCGTCTCCGTTGAAATTTGGAATATGATAGTCGCTCAGGTGTACGGCCATGTCTGCGAGGATCATCCAATCGCACGCAAACATCAATTGTTTATTGTCGTCGATGTACAGGTGTTGAACCCGCTTGCCGAGCCACATGGCCAAGGTCAGCTCGGCCACAGCTCCGTTGCTGTTCTCCCAGCCTGGCAGCAGCACGAGCTCGTCACACCGCAGGACTGCGTCGAGGCACCGACGCACCGTCTTTGCAAAGTCCATGGTTTTGGGGAATGTGCAAGCGTCAGGATGCGCATGCGATGGATTCGCATACGGATCAAAACCATCGTGCTTGCGATCTTCGTCCGCTGGGTTGATGACTTCGTTGCCGGCCTCACGCAGCTTTTCGGCAACCCGATCAAAAAGCGGGTAGTTAAACCATGAAATCCCGCGCATCGGGCCAGCGATGTACAGGACTCGCTTGCGTTGGATTGGTTCGGTAATCGGCTCCGCGTTTGCATCGTAGGCATTGCGTACCGTGTATCCGATCGTGATTGGCTCGGACGCTCCGCACACTTCGATCGAACTGTTCGAAGTTTCCGAAGGGTTCGAACTATCCGGGATTTCCGGAGAGTTGGATGCAAACACATCGCTTAGCTTTTTTGGCCAGTCCAGAAGCGTTCGCCCCGCGTTTGTATGGCAAACCGTAACGACCGCATCTCCAGCGATCGCAGCAATGTCGCATGCGTAAATCGTCGAATCCCATGCTTTCAGCACGCCATCAAGATACAAGGCCTCGTCTCCGCTGTCGTCAGTCACGACAACAATTTGCTGGACTTTCTCGTGAGTGTCAGAGATTTCCTCAGTTGTTAAGGATTCCTTGAAAACTGGTTCAAGCTCGACGGCAACTGTCAAGGATTCATTGACAACTGGTTCTGGCTCCGGTGTTGCGATGTACGGCACCAGATTTGGATTATCCTGGGGATGCATGGTTGCGGTAACGATGTCTTCCTTTTTCCATCGCTCTATTGGTCTGCCTGGGTCGTCACCAAAATCATAGACTGGTTGTAAAAGATCGCTGTGGATGCTCACTAAAGTGTCTGCAATGCAAAGCAGCAACTGTTTGCCGGAAGCATCGCTTGTAAAAATCTTGTCTATCACTACCTCGCAGAGATACTTTGATTTGTCTGTGCTCGGCTCGCGAAACACTCTAACTTTTTCGCCAACCCGAAAGCTCATGCGTCGGATGCGGGTTTCTCCATAGCAGACCCAGGCCCGAGCAAGCACTGGTACCCACTGCTTGCTCTGTGCGCTCCACTCCCAGTCTCCTGGTGCTGTGATCTCCTGGATCTTCAATGCTTGCCAACCGCACGGGATTGCCACTGGAAGTGGCAACACATGATAGTTGCTGTTTGTACTGCTGCTCATTCTCTCATCCTCCTGAAAACCAAACCGAACAACCTACGCTGCTCCCCTGCGGATCAGCGGTGATAGGTATGACACGCCCTCGATAATTGGGATTTGCAAATTTAAATGCCCAAGTCCCTTTTGCACCAACTGGATCCCGTAGCCGTTGACCCAGTCCGTAAGATTTTGATGCATCCAATAAGGCTGGAGCTGGCACAAGCAACCGGGGTTCCAAGCTCCAATGGGACCGGATGCCACGGTCCGCTTGGTCG